AATTTTTGAAAACGACTATATCAAATAGTACGGCAATATTTACTATAAATCCGTCTTTAATATTTATTGCATCCGTTAACATTCGGTACTGAGACAAGTATGTTTTCAAATTTGTTTTTACCGCTTTATTCGCCGTGGTCAGTGTTTTAGCGTTGTTATATCCCAACACATATAAATTTATCGCGAGTGGATTCGCAACTCTACTATTTCCACTACCAAATCCAGAGGTATCTGGCGACAAACTTAACTGATCATCCTGAACAACATACGCTTTCGCAATAGAACCGTATTTAGCGGGCATAGAATATACCCGACTAATAAAATCTTCTTTATTTACCATTCTAAGTTGCGTTGGAAATTCCGCTAAAGCATTATACCTAACTTCTTCAACAGTGTCGCCGTCTCTCCCGCCGACCGCCGCGATTGGATTGTTCACCGCTAAAGAAGATTCTACTTGAGACAATACAGATGCGTTTAGTGCATCATCGTCAATTGAAAATACCACGTCCTTAACCTTTGTCAGAGAGTTCTGATTCACGTTTGACTTCAATCCCCCACCCGCGACATACTTGATAGTGATAGTTGTATTATGAGGCGACTGCCCATACGTTCTAGTATGCAAAAAATTGGCGGGATCTATTGGGTTATCAGAAAACTCCACCGACCCGAACACGTTTGAACCGATGTTGGTTGGGTTCGGAATAATCAACTCGTCGGGATTATCAGATACGCCAGACCCGAATTGTACCTCTACTTTTTTATCACTTAAAATACGAGAAGTAAAACGTCGAGCGGACTTCTGAAGTTTTAATAAATACGGAGTTTCATTGCCATATTGCGCTAAATCGGTTTCGTTGGCCGCAATATTTTGAATGTCAGTAAAAACAGTATCCTGCGCGAGATACGGGACGTGATACCATTTGTTCCCATCAGAATCAGTTCCATATAGTATTTCAATTATATTATCATCGGCTATCGTTCTTTTTGCGAATTCTACCGGATCTGTAAATGATAACTCCGTTTCTTTTATTTCTCCCGCCGCCGCATCAACTGATTTTTTCAGAACAAAAAATGTTGGATTTCCGCTACCATCCACTTCATATACCGCCGCACTAGTTGGATTTTCTGAACTGGAATACGCAAAGTTTATATCTTCAACAGTTCGAAATATAACAGTATTATCATCTTCACTAGAAACTTGCATCCCAGAATTGACTATTAACGCGTATCTATAATCAGGTGCAGAACTACCACCCGTTCCCGCCGCCGGAACTATTTGATAAACATCTAAGGTTACTAACGCCGGATACGATAAACTCGGTCGATACCCCAACGACTGCGCAATTGCATAAATATTTTGATTTTCTTCTGCATAATACAATAAACTTTCTTTTAATGCGCTATCTATGTAATAACTTAACACGTCGCCAACGTAAGACGCCATTTCAATAAACATTTGCCCGACTGAAGCTTCGTTAAAATTTCTGTAAGTGCTCGGATAATAAACTTTTGCAAAATCTATTAAATTTTGTCGTAGTGTTGGAAAGTCCCTTCCTAAATATCGTATTTCTTTATTTTTAGTTATTTCGGCCATTCAATTTCTCCGATTATTTTTTCTTTTTTGCTTTCTTAACCATATCTTCATACGGCGTTAATACTTTTCCGGCCGGAAGTGGGTGCCATTTCATCCCCTCAACACTTTTCACGGTTCCATATGGCATATGAGTTCGTTCATGCCAAGTCATTTCAACGAAATCTTCAGTACCATCTTTATATCTTACCGCATAAAGAACTTTTTCTTTTTCTTCATATATTTTACTCATTTCAAGCAATTTCATTATACTTATAGGCATTATCTTATTCCTCGTCTATCCATTTCTGCTCTGACGGACGCCATACATAGTCGCCCATGAAATGCCAGATCTCCCCGGTGTCTTCCATATTTCTCTTCATAAACGTCTTTTATATAATATATTTGTGCCTTCAAGTCTTCGTCCGACAAAGAATCGAGTTTTTCTTCATAGTGGGGATCATATACTGATACATATTTGAATTTTTCATGGTTGTTTTTGTCTACATATATTGTTTTCCACTCATTTATTTTTTTTGTCTCCGATGTATTTTCTTTCAGCGGTTTTAAATCTTTTGGCTTAAACCAAGAAATAGTTCGTTTTTCGTCATAAACATATAACGAAAATAAATTTTTCATGTCTTGACCACCACCATATTTTTCATAATACGTTCCTATTATTTTCGCTTTCCTTCCTTTATTTACGCCCGTTACTATCAGAACGGCATCCCCTCTTTTAAATTTTTGGCGAGAAGGCATTATTTCAAATAATTTTTTTAATTTAATCATATGTTATCTCCATCAAATTAAACCTGAAATACAATTTGAATTTCGTCGTATAGTTTTAAATCCCTTTTCAACCCAAAACTAATAGCGATTTTTATTTTATTGCTGTCTATATTTTCCTGGGACGCGTCCACGTCAATATTAAATATTTCGACATACGGAAGCCAGGTTTTTATTGCTTCCTCAACGTCCTGTTTTATCTTCGGCCCCAAATCGTATGTGTTCTGATCAAACAAGCGATTATAAATATCCGTTCCGAAATCGGGTTGCATAACTCTTTCTCCTTTTTTAGTCAGAAGAAGATTTAACAGATTAGATTTCGCCTCTTCTAAAGAAGAAAAAGTTTGCTGAAAATAGCCGGTGTTGCCCATAGCAATCGGTATTCTTATTCCTATCGGAATCGCCATTATCTAACTCCCGCCGCTTTAATACCTTTAGCCTTCTCGTCCGCCTTTTTTAATATACTTTTATAATTTTTGGATAAGTTCAGTATTACAGTATTAGGAACCGCTGACAAATTTAATGGTTCACCTTCCGGCCCGACCGTTGGTAAAAGTATTTTTTCTGGCACTTCTTGACTAACCATTTGTTTTTTCGACGCAATTTCGTTTCCTCTCGATAAATTTTTAACTTGCGCAGGAAGAGTCGCAAGATTTTGAGTATTTAACCTTATTTCGGCTTGTTCGTTCATCGCACCCAAAACCATATCAGGCCGATATCCAGTTCCGGTAACAACCTCTTCCGCCGTTTTATTTAGTATGTCGTAAATAGTTCCTTTTTTAGTGAACGGTTTTTTTATCAGAACAGGTTCTTTCGACTCGGCAATTTCTTCTTCTTGCAATATCTTGGTTAAAGAATAATTATTTTCTTCGCCGTTTCCGAGAACATTTTTGGAAGATTTTTCTAGAATCAAATGTAATTGTTTTTTAATCGTCTCTTTTATCAACGGGCGAATTTCTTCTAAAAACAATTTTCGTAATTCGTTTCTAACCACTTTGGAAATCATTAGTTCAAATTGTTTTTTATCCATAGTTATTTCACCTCCGCAATCCATTTATTTATTTTTATAATTGCATCATCTACACTTTTCGCCCGAACTTTTCTAAATCTTTTCTTTGCGCCCATAAATTGATGGATCAACTCGATGTCCCCGTCGTTTTCAAAATGTAACTTTACATACCTAGAATTATTTACGATACCATTTCCCCATTGGTCTTCTCTATCCAAAGAGAAATTTATTAAAATCGATACGTGACTTTCGCCACCTAATGTGGAATGATATACTTTAGCATACGGCGCATTTATCTTTTTCTGTAATTCTTCAACCGCACTATTTACCGTGGTAATGTCGAAAACTTTACTGTCGTTGGCTTCCATCAAAGAATTTTTTCTCAGTAGTTTTTGCCATTGCTTTAAATCCATTCTATTTCTCCCATTCTTTTATTTCTATGAATTTGCAACCCAAGTATTCAACTATTTCTTGCTATCATCCATATCCCCCCCATAAAAATGGTGTCGGAATCGGGGCACCAGACGGTGTGGGCACTAGCGCAGTCGTGATTCCCGATAATGTTGATAAATGTTGTCTAAAAAATTTTATTAAATTATTTATAAATTCACTCTTATTTTGCGTGCCGTCTTTTCGCATACTGAGTATCGGAATCGGAGTTCCCGGCGAAGTAACCATATTGGAAACTACACCAACCGTTCCCGGTGGCGGAACTAAAAGCGCTAAACTTGCACCACTCCAAAATTGTATCAGTCCATTAGAGATCCCAGTTCCCATCAAAGTCGGCACCATTTCGCCCATCGTTAAATTTTTTAATTGTTTAAATAGCGTTTTCAACGCGCTCTTCAATCCGGGAGAGTTATACGATGTCACCATATTTCCATACATCATATCCACTCCCATTAAAACGGCTATTTCGTATTGTGTCGCCAGAAAATCCGCTGCGTCGTCTTCCTTTTGGGCGACAAAATTGTCAAAATACATCTGTAAATTATTTCCAAAAGTGTTCCAGTTTATAGCCACTATCTTTTCCCATTTAAAAAATCGGTTTCGCATTGATCTAATTCTCGTTGAGTTTTTGGATCAACCTTCTTCAAATAATTCAGAAATTCAGAATAATCTTTTGGTAAATAAATCGTTGTCGGTGGGCGACCCGCGCTCGTTTTCAATGCATATTTCGGAAAAATTATTCCGTACGGGCTGCCGGTTTTATACTTAACGTTAATTGGTCTTATAAGTTTTTCCCAATCGGTTCCTTCGTTAATAATCGTCCGAATCATTTCCCTAAGTTCTGATTTTTTCATTTTTATTTCTCTCTCTTATAATGTGTAGTTTTGTTGGCTCAACGCCTGCTCCAATTTTTGTTTTAAACTAATAAATTGCGAAGTGTTGATAGGTGGCCCGGAAGGCCCGGTTCCTGTTGGCACTGTTAACTTCGTAATCGCATCTATCAATTCTTCCAGCAATTTTTTTAATGTCGTTCCTAATACTACTTGCTCTTTTGCGTCTTTGCTACCCAAATAAATCTGGGGAGTGTTGACTATCACCTTATTGGAACTATTTATTATCGTTTCGCCGACGGCGTCTATCGTAAAAATTCCGGAACTGACTAAATTTATCGCCTTTTTGGCGAAACCCATTATCTCATTCTGTCTTGCATTTAAAACGACTCTGTCGCTATTAATAAATAGTTGATTGCCGATAAATGTTGGTGGTTTATTCGGATAAAACTGTAAATGAACATCCGAATCCAATGTCGCAGGATTAAACCCGATTTCTTCATCAGATGTAATCCACAATGAATTCGGGTCGTCATTTATATTTTCCTCTATCAGCGCTAAAAACTTATTCGGGACTTCCTCCGGATGCCCAACTTTTATTTTCATATTCGGAAGATGGGTTTTGGGATTCGAACCGAACTTAATTGATTGACCGAATCGACCCTCGTAAATGATGTCACCTTCAAATGGCTTTATCGGTTTAATATTTTTATTGGTAGAAAATATTTTTCCTAAAGAAAATGCGGATTGGTCGTTTTTTTTATTTGGAGACCCAGATGTAGAGATCTCGTTGTATTCTTTAGCGCTTCCTTTCCCACCGCTACCTTTAGTCTGCAAAGACGGCAAGCTGACTCCGGGGTAAGAGTTTTCGTTTGGATTATTAAATATATTCATTCTCTGGGTATAATATAAATCTCCCAGATAATTTACTGCAATAACAACTTCGTGCACTAAAGGATAACTTTTAATGTTGGAATCCAATGGTTTTGCGTAAGTCAAAACTTCCGAGCTCATCCCATTTTGACTGGTAACAAACCTAACTTTCGCCTTCCCTATATCGCGATAATCTTTAAATTGCGGATGGGTTTCATCCAGAATAATATCGAGAACTTCCGCTGGCTCTAACTCGTAAAACTCTATTTGAGATGCATTTGCTCCACGACCTGGAGAAGATTCCGCCGACAGTAATCCGAACCGTTGATTGAATTGGGAAGACCCTTTATTTTTTTCTTTATATATGGCCACCGTTATTCTCCGGTACTACCACTAAATGAACTTGAAAACTCCGATTTAAATCTTTCAAGACTGTCACTTATCACTTTTAATTTTTTGTCTTCATTTTTCTTTTCTTCTTCATAACTTTTTACTTCTGATAACAATTGTTCTTTCTCATGTTCTGTCAGCAACCCGACATCCGCAACACTCTTTTTATCTTCCCGAATTAACCTTTGAACTATGTCTGCTAACTTGACTAAATGTTCGTCGTTTTTAACACCAACTTCCAGATACTCTTTTATCAATGGAACTATTACCGCCGCGTCACTTAAATGTTTCACAAATGGCGTTAATTGTTTAATCAATTCGTTTATTTGCCCCTTTGTTTTAGAAGAATTTTTGTATATGTCCTCAAATAACCCGCTTAAACTTTTACCATTAAACAATTCGTATAATTTTTTATCGTCCATATTTAACTCCCTAAATCTGTATTCATTTATAAATATAAAAGTTTTCGTTTATTAAATAAAAAAGGCCCGTATTTTAACGAGCCTTGATTTATTTACCGAAACCATCTATGCACTGGACGCTTCATAGTACCGGATTTCAGTCAAAGAAAGTCATCCAAACATTCATCAACGTCGAATATTCCAACGGTGTTATATTTATCCAGTAATATTTCGTTGTGTTCTTTCATCTTATTTACTACGGCGGTTATGTATTGCGTTCTCAGACCCGTCATCTCTCTTATTAAAAGATATAATGCTTTTTTATTATAATTTTCTATATTTTGCGACATTCTAAATAAATTTAAAACGGCATCCGCTATCATAATCTCTTGTCGTTTAGTAAAAACTTTACTAAGATTGTTTTCCCAATATTCTATCATCAGTCGAACAAATTCCGGTATATCATCATTTGCTAATCGTTCTTGCGCTTCATCTATAATATCAACGGTATGGTCAGGATTAATCTGATCAATTCTTTGTTGAACTTTTTTATATTTGTATTGTTCGTTGTTTCCGAGTATTAAATAATTTTTCGCCAAAATGGAAAAATAAGAAAATGCTTTGCCCTTGTTTTGGTCGTATTTGTTTATATTTAAAACTAAAAAGGAT